GAAGAAGTTCGCAAGATCTACAAGATAGAGGAGTAACCATGCCTACTAAGAAAGATCCTAGACTTGAACGAGCTGGCGTTTCGGGTTATAACAAACCTAAGCGCACGCCTAGCCACCCCAAGAAGTCGCACGTTGTAGTAGCGAAAGAGGGTGACAAGGTTAAGACTATCCGCTTCGGAGAGCAGGGCGCGAAAACTGCTGGCAAACCTAAGTCAGGCGAGTCCGATGCAATGAAAAAGAAACGTGCTAGCTTCAAAGCTCGTCACGGTAAGAACATTGCTAAGGGCAAGATGTCAGCAGCTTACTGGGCCAACAAGGAAAAATGGTAATGAGCAAGGGACTATACGCAAACATCCACGCCAAGCGTAAGCGCATTAAAGAAGGTAGTGGAGAGAAGATGCGTAAGCCGGGGTCAAATGGGGCTCCGACCGAAAAAGCGTTCAAACAGTCAGCTAAAACAGCGAGGAAAAAGAAATGACACCGTGCAAAGGATGCCCACACCCAGCTAAGTGTAAGAAAGCAGGGAAGTGCTTGATGAAAGAAAAGAGTATGCCTAAGCGCGGTATGCGAGCTGCAAAAAACAAAAGTAAAAAATAATGCCTGTACACAAAGTAAAAGGCGGGTATAAGTGGGGGAAGAGCGGCAAGGTCTATAAGACTAAAGCCGAAGCTGAGAAACAAGCTAAAGCTATCTACGCTTCCGGTTACAAAAAGCCTAAGAAATAAACTAAATGTCAGCGGTACCTGAGTCTCTTGTAGTTCCATGCAGCTCGTGTGGGGCTATAAGAATATTCTCAAATAAATACAATGCCCGCACAGCACGCAAAAATAAAACTTTGTGTAAAATCTGCGCGATAAAAATAATGAACAATAGTAAGTCATTGTCTTACCACGGTGATGTTCTACTAATGTGGGTTAACCATAAGCGACTTAACGCCAAACGTCGTGGCATAGAGTGGTCACTAACCTCAGAAGCGCTACAACGTGTTTACGACAAACAGGGAAAGGTATGCGCACTGACTAGTCTTCCTATCGGCTGGGGTAAGCACGAACACTCAGCTAAGAAAACAGGGAGAAGAAATACCTATTCGGTATCCATTGATCGTATAGACTCAAACAAGCCATATGTCGAAGAAAACATACAGCTTGTACATAAGCACGTTAATGCTATGAAACAGAAACTTCCAATGAAAGAGTTCGTCCACTTCTGCAAGCTAGTCTACTTAACTAACAAACATCTAGTGGACGATTGATTACTTCATCTTTGCGGATTTAGTGCGGGCGAAAGAGCGATTAGCTGACTTAGACTTTACTCGAAGGTTACTGCGACCATTGCCGCCACCCTTAGCCATAGGGGTTTTGTGATCAACGTCTTTGCCGTCACCCTTCCTGACCTTGCCTTCTTTCTTCATAGTGCTACGAGCCGCGTTACGTGCGGCCCGCTTTTTCTTCTGCTCACCAGAGCTATGATAGTTGTCGTACTCTTTCTTGTAGTTGCGTGGCATTACGCTCCCTCCGCTTGATCTACATTGTTAACGGCGGCTACGAGTTTGTTAGTCTCTTTGCCATCCAGTTCGTCAATTATATCCGCAAACCGTGGATGAGTTAAGTTAACAACTATGCAATATGTCTGCGACGGGTTACGACCTTGGCAGTTCTTAAACATTGTAACCCTTCGGTTATCATCCAGTAGGGCACCCATTGAGGTAAGTTCTCGCAGTACCCGATCCTCTGCGTCATTAGTATCCCGTAGGTACTTCTTAAATATCGCTCTGTTAATGGCTAACAAACTTCCGGGCATCAGCTTCCCATTGCCGTCTGTAACGATCTCTTGGCGCATAACAGCTCTAGATGGCGCTGGCATATGCACTTGAAACTTCTTGTCACCATACTGCTTGTACGCCTCGATACGCTGATCGTTCTTCTCGTGCATGAACTGTCCTATAACGTCTATAGCGTCTACCACCGAAGCCTCACTGCGCTTGCGACTATCGTCTACTACTCTAAGCATGTGGTTTATCGTGTCTTCTATATTAAACGGTAGTAAGCCTAATGCACGCCCGATCTTACCTAAGCCCCAAGAAGCTACAATCATAGACTCGTAGAAACGTTCCTGAGCCTCGAACTCAAACTTAAACGTGCGTACAAAATCTTCTCGTGCTTTCTTCGCCACGTCTTTTGGGCCGCCTAAGTCACACACAGCCTGAGCAATCTCTGGCATAGCGAAGCCGTAGTTTTCTAACAGCAAGTCAATATACTTGTGCGCAATCTTGTACCCATCTTCGTCTAATAGGCTAACAAACCGCCTGTCGTTCTGTGGTAGTTCAAGTACGCGAACGCGCAGCGGATCGCTCTGAGCCTTTGCCTCTGACACTTTATCTAGGACTGAAGTATTCGCTGATACGAACGTTGGCCCTTCCCACGTTGCCGCATCCCTAAGCTGACGAGTCTGCGTAGCACTCTTCTTATCGCGACCCTCACTGAACGAGTAAACAAGATCTGCAACCTCACGTGCATCAATCATTGTGAACTCGTCGATAGTCATTGGTATGTTGTTAAGCGCACCTCTAACCATGAACGTTGCCGTGTTGGTATCTCGTCTAGATGAAAGCAGTGGTTTGGGCTCGCCGAATAGGCTGTTAACTGAAAGCAGTGCCGCAGTCTTACCTGTTGTAGTAAGTGTTGAGTACACCGATATCATACTAGAGCCGTTACCCAAGTACTTGGCAAGGATGCCGCTAAGGCCCAATAGTACGCAAGATCGTACTGTTTCAGTGCCGGGGTACTTATCAAGCATTGACATTGCTTCAATAAACTTATCACGCTCACCACTCTGTTTTATATGAACAGAAAGTTGTGCTGCTCCACCAACCAATCGCTTATCATTGTTACCATGTGGCGGATTTATTACTTTGTTACCGCATATGAATGATCCGTCTTCCTGCCAGCCAAATGATCTGTAGTCATAGCCAGTACTTGATTGTTGTTGCACCATAGTTAAGTAGTCCATCAGATATACCCTCAATCTCTCCTGTTGTGCGGATGAACGCACGCAAAATATTTGCAAGTTAGCTAGAAAGTTTGCAAAGTCCTTGCCCACCATAGATATCTTTTCTATTGGGTGGTCTTCTTCTACCCAGCCACGGTCGTTAGGGTAGTGTACTGCCAAAGTAAACGAAGTAGTCTTCGCCTCTCTATCGTAGTATATGCCGCGTATATACATTAGCCTGTCTGATATCAGCTCCATGTCTTTGTATGGGTTGCCGTCATCATCAAACTTCTCTACTTCCTTGTAGAGCTTGCCACCATTTACCTTATAGAAATCTGGTAGCTTTATCTTCTTCTCCGCTGGCATAGGCTCTGGAACACCAGCATCTATATGTACGGGTTCTTGTACAACGATCTGGTCTACACCGCCTAACTGCGCAGGTGATGTCTTGCTGCCTAGATAGGGGCAGCCTTCACAGCCTTTCGGACACAGCTGAGCAAACGTAGAACAGTTAGTCGGCCCAGTGCCTTTGTAGCCTTGGATCTTCTTCATGTTCTCGTCTAGGTCAAACTCTGGGTGCCCACCGGCTAAGTACAGTATGGCTTCCTCTTGATCCTTAGCGAACTTAGCAATGCCCAACGACGCCCGCCACATGGGCTCATCCACTGGATTACCTGCCGCATCTGTAACACCACCAGACTCGATAAGCGCTCGCACCTGATTACAGTGTTCACCGATAGACATTACATCCAGATCACTATCAAGTGGCGTACTAAGTACAGCGTCTAACAATTTGCTCTTGGGCTTGGGCGGTGCAACCTTCAGCGCGTAGTCTTTAACCTTGCCATATAGCATGTAGATGTCATGCGCTTGGCCGTCGTCTACGAGAAGGCTTACTTCTTTCCATGGCTCACGCTTCTTGTGGTAAGTACCCACAGGCCGCAATACCATAGACGGGTCAAAGATCTTAGAAACATCAATCTCAAGGCCGTGTTGCGCTAGTGCGTGACTAAGCGCGGTGGATACTTCTACCCACAGATCTTTCTCAATGTCCTTATCCAGTACCCAGTAAACGTGTGCACCATCACCAGAACCTACGATTAGCGGCTTCGGTAGTTTCAGTTCTTTAACAACACGAACAAGCTCTACTAGCCCGGCTTCCAAAGTAGCGTATGGCTTGCCTTCACCACAGTCTAGATCAAAGCACAGTACGCGGAAGTAAGTAGCGTTAGCTTGGGTTCTACGAATTTTTTGTTTCCCATCGACCTCTTCGATATGGTCTGCAAATGCACCAATGCTGAAGTAAACCGTGGTTGAGGGGTTAGCATCCCATTCTGGGATTATGTCAGCGGCTTCCTGTAGCTCGCTGTACTTGTACGACCCCCTGTTCCAAAAAATTGTGTTACCGTCGCTTTTCTTATCTAGTGTTGTTATTACTATTTCGTCTTGTCTTGGACAGACGCGCGTAAGAAAATTAAGTATATCCACAATTTGTCCTCTGGTTAAAAGCCCCCCGAAGGGGGCACGTATCTAGTCGAAGAGACTGTCTAGCTTAGCGGCCAGTTCATCTGATGCCTTCACAGGTTCTACCTTCGGCTTCTCTGTGTTCTTGGCAACGACTGGTTCTTCTTCATACGCTGATGCTTCGTCATCTTCTGGGTTTGGCTTAGGTGCTTCTAGCTTGGCTTTCTGCTCAGGTGCCGCCAGTGCAGTAGTGCTTGCAGTGGGGTCTAGCAATCGTATAGCTACCTTAGTCTCGTCAGATTCGAGCAAATTCTCAACCACAGGTATCGCCTTTTCTGTGATGAAGTCTTTCTGCTTGAATACAAGTTTAGGATAACTCGCATTGTCGTCAAAGCCAAGCTCGGTGATTACTTCTTCTGGTCCGATGCCGTAGTTAGACAGGTCAGCGAAGTACTCACGCAACGCCTTCATGCCAGACACAGGGATGGTTAGGCTGTATACCTTGCTTGGGTCAGCCGCAGCTACAACGGCTAGATGGCGTTGATCCGCACACATCTTAGACTTAGCACCAGATGGCAGTACTTTTGAGCCGAGGACGTTGTGTGGGCAACTAGCGCAATTACTGCACACTGGACTTTCTACAGACGAGTGAGGAGCAACGCCATCATTCGAGAAGCAGTCAGGACGCTGATTCTCTGCCGACTGGTCAAAGGCGCGACCGTAAAATACCTTAGATACTTTAGGGTTAACGCCTACAACGATAACATCAAGTGTAGTACCAACGGTACTTTCTACGCCACCCTCTACTAAGCGGAATCGCCCAGCACGAGTGCTAATACGCGGCAATGAAACGCCTTGTTGGTTACCTACGATAGACGAAGCGAGTGTGTTCGTCTTGTTCTTTTTACGCTCAGCAATACGCGCAGCGATGTGAGCAGGTACATTCATAGTAGTCATAGACTTATCCTCATTTAGATTTACGGAAATTAAACACATTTACAGAGCTGTAGTTGACCCCGGGTGGTGGAGCGCCTTCAGCCTCGATATAGCTTTTTACAGCAACCTTCGATGCACGCGCTTCTAGTAAGTCCCAAGCATCGTTATCCTTGCAGAACGCAAAGAAATCTTCACGCGACCCGACAGTTGCCGAGTGGTGCGTTGACCAGTATGCGGTGCCAGCAGAAGTCTTGATGGACGATAAACCATCCTCTTGTGCCTTAGCCGTAAACCAGTTTTCAAGTGTTACTAGTTTCTCTTTCACTGCCGCTTTCTGTTCCTTGTATGCTCGCTCGATTTCGTCTAGCTCACGGCGAACTTTAAGGTAGCGGTCAGCTGCCTGTTCATAGTTCATAGTAGTCTCCTAGTTTATATCGTCGTTGTTTATTCCACGCACCAAGTCTAAGAACTCGGCTAGCGTGCTTTGCTTCGCTCGGAGACGACGATAAAGCTCCGCTTCGAATTTGGTTGAGTAAATGTGCCATACAGTAGTTTTGCCTTCCGTACTCAAACGTCTGATTCGGGCATTAGCCTGTTCATACTGTTCGAGAGAGTAGATCGGAGCGTACCAAATAATGTCTTTTGCTCGTGTCAGTGTCAGACCGTGAGCTGCAACCTTTGGGTGTGCAATCAATACTTTATGCTTATCTGTGTGCTGGAAGTTGTAAAATATCTCGTCGCGTTCTTTCTTGCCAACGTCACCGTTTACTAACGCGCAATCGTATTTATCTTTTTCCAGTTTCTCTATAAGCCATTTCTGCACGCCTTTCAGGGGCACAAAGACGATTACCTTATCTCCAATCTCGTCTAATAATTCAGTAAGGGTATTATACCTGTGAGCGCAGTCTATGGCAATTGTACTGTCCTCGCTATAGACAACACCACAACATATCTGCAACAGCTTGGACAACATCACGGCTGTGTTGGTAGCGGTCACTTGGCCTTCCGCAAACGTAGTCACCGCTTTGTCCTGCATATCCTTAAACGCTTTCTGTTGCTGTGGCGTCAGCTCGGTCTTTCGCCCTACAAAGTTTGTGTCTGGTAGATCCTTACACTCGTCTAGGCTAAACCGAATCGACGGCTGCAATACTTTCTTGCACGTAGTCAGCGCATCCTCGCGCGGTATCCACTTAAACTGCGTTACTTTCTTCATCACAGTATCTTTAAACGCTGTGTAGCTTCTTGCTACAGTAGGCGACTCAACCAGCCTCGCTAGTGTCCAAGCGTCAGCAGGCGACTGCGATATCGGCGTACCAGTTAGCAACCATAGCCACGGCTTGTGGGCGTTCATCCACTTACTAAATATTTTGTAACGTTGCGACGACGGTGTCTTAAGTGCTGTAGCTTCGTCGTAGATAACAACGTCAAAGTCATTCAGTTCGCCAGCCAAACCAGTGAAGCCGTCGTGGTTGATAATAAGATACTGTAATCCCGGCTTGTTAATTAGCTCTAATCTTTTCTTCCTAGTTCCTACGCATAGCTCGAACTGTCTGTGTGGCATGTGGTGCCGTATCTCAGAACCCCATACAGGTTTCAGTGTCGACAGCGGAGCTATGATCAATACCCTCTTAGCCACACCCATAGTTATCAAAAAGTCCGCCGCCCACAAAGAACTAATGGACTTGCCAGTACCCGGAGCATTCAGGCACAGCGCACGTCTGTGTGTAGTCAAGAACGCGGCTGTATCTATCTGGTGCTCCATCGGTGCGAATCTTGCTGGCCAGCTATAATAGTGGCGTATAGGCTCGGGTATGCTAAAGCCCATGTTCTTAAGCACGATCGATTCTTCTACGCCGTACTTAACAGCCAGTAGTTCTTTACCATCGTGGGTAAACTTTTTCGCGTGTGGTATAAATTTTGCTACAGAGTCGTTAAGTGAGCTATCAAGAATAAGCTGCTGCTTATCAGGTACTACAAGCATAACGCGGCCCACGCTCTAAATTCACTAGCCCACTGATCGCAGTTAGTATTACGCACTATCCACACCTTAGATCCTGCCCTAGTTAAGTGGTGTATCTCACGCACTTGGTTGTTGGTAGGTTGGTTAGTGCCGAACTTAGTTTCTATAGCGAACGGATAGCCATTGATAACCCCAAGAAAATCAGGAATCCCACTCCGACCATAGCCATTAGCAGGTGGCATAAAAAACCATACTTTATCAGCGTCGTAGCTACTGATGATCTTCTTAACATACTTTTTGACGTCGCCTTCATTCTTCATCTTCTACCTCGTAATCTAGCATCTGGGCATATATCTTTGGCAGGACACCAAGGACATAGTCCAGATGGCTTAGATTCAAAAACTCCAAGTTCAATAGTCTCATGCACTTTTTCAAATCTAGGTTTGAGTCCAGTCCACAGTTCTTTTAAGTAAGCTCTTCTATAGACTGCTTCAGTTGTTTCATCAAATTTGAGCCAAATGAAGCTAGTCTTGACCTCTTCCACCTCTGGGAAATGGAAGAACACCATAGCTGCAAACAGCTGTAACTGAGTCGGGTTATCCTTGACTTTACCAGTCTTGTAGTCAAGGCAGTAAGCCCTTTTCCCATCCACCACAAGCACGTCAGCAATACTACGTATATAAACGCTGGGATCAAACCAGTCACAAGGATTGCAACTTTCATCCACTGCCATCTGGTATTCAAAGTATTTGTCTCCATGTTTACTCCTTATTGTGTCAACAAGTGAGCCCCACCTTTTTAGGGTTTGTCTACCTTCTAGTGATAGCTCTTCTTCATTAAGTTCACCTTTGCCATACAGCTCGAGTACTTCGTGTACCCTGTTGCCGTAGGCGCTGGCTTCGCCGCCCATGTCCTGCACGGACTTAGTAACATACAAGTAATCAAATTTAGATTCACACTGCTCGAACGTACTGAGTCGACTATACGACAGGCCCATGCTTGACATCAACTACCTCATCTATTTTGCTTCACCATAAGAGTCTCCCACTTCAGTTTCGCACGCGACGGGTATATGACCTCTGCACCACTGGGGTGTCATGTTTAAACATTCTTCCATATACGCTCGCGCTTCATCTAACTTATCCTCTGGCACTACACAGACAGCTTCGTCATGTACTGATAAAACAACAGGATATAAGTGGTTGATACGAGCAGTTTGCCACATAACGATCTTCATTGCAGCATGTTGGCACAAGTTTTCTACAACCTTTGGACCATAGATGCGGACACGCTGTCTGCCCATCTGATAAGTCCACTCGTCTTCGTCGTACTGCAAGTCGTAGTAAACAACACCGGGTTCGCCGGGTCTACCGAATCCAGACTTCTGAGTGATAAACCACCCATGCTCGTCTACGGGTATCCAGTTACAGCCGTTAGCTATGTCTGGCAATATAACATCCTGACATTTGCGCCACATCTCTACAACTTTGTAATGCACGCTACGGTATATATCTACTACTTCGTGTGCTCTGTCCAAAGTGATTGGCTCTACGCCATCTTGGTACACTGACGCCTGCCGCACCATCTCTTGGAACCGTGGCGCACCTGCACCGTACTGTAGACCTAGCATAGCCGTCTTACCTAAGAACCGCTCAGCCTTGTCGGCCTTGGTTATCTGTCGCCCGAACAGTTTGGTAGCGAAGTCGCAGTACATGTCTACGCCAGCCTCTAACTTCGTGACCACGTCGTCTTGCCCTGCTAGTGCCATTACCGTACGTAGCTCGATATTAGACGAGTCACCTACCAGCACCTTGTGCCCTGCCGGAGCACGTAGCGCTTTACGTAAGCCTGCACTAACACCACGAGCAGGTAGGTTCTGCCAGTTTACTTTGTTGCCACCACTGTACCGGCCAGTCGTCTTGGCACCCCAGAAGTTAAGGTACACAGGCAACGGACCACGCTTAGCCATCTCATAGAACCGCAGTGCCCTAGTCTCAGCGATAGTGGTCTTAGCACCTAGCCTAGCCGCAACCAAAGCCTGAACATCTGAGTCTTCATGCTCCATAAGGTTAGTGAAGTCCTTGTCTGTCTTAGCAAAAGCGTAGGTTTCCTTGCCCGTGCGTAGGCTTATCTTCTTGGGCGGTGTAACACCCAGTGCTTCAAGTCTTGCAGCGAACTTATTGGCAGACATAAGCTCGTCACGATTAAGCTCAGCCAGTGCCATCAGACCTTCTTTGCGTGCGACCTCGTCTTCGTACAGCTTCCACATCATGGCTTCGTCACCCACTAGCTTGGGCTCGGTAAACATACGCACCGTCATATCAATCAACTTAATCTCGAGTGGTGGAGTCCGCTCTTCTAGCTTCTCACCTATCTGCTTACACAGCCACGTGTCGTGCTCACAGTACTCGATGTACTCTTGCAGTATTTCTGGGTCTTCTAGGAAATCTTCTAGCGTCTTACCCATAGCGTTGTGCACTGCCGTACCCTTATCAGGTAGCTTGAAGTGCTTCGCCATGTTGGCCAGCGAATGTGATACCTTGTTAGGGTAATGCATGCGTGACAGAGACGCTGTGTCTATCCACAGTTTAGGGCGTATCCCATACCTAAAAGCAAGGATGTAACCATCGAAGAGCACGTTGTGTGCACGTACAGCAGTGTTAGACCAATCGCAATAAGAAGTAAGCGCTTCGCGTATTTCATCGTCGCTCCCCATAATTATTTGTTTGTTCTCGTGCTCATCCATCAAGCACACCATGATAGTTTGGAACCTGTCATCCATGACATAGGCGTCCGTTTGCATCTTACTCAGTGAGAAATCTTTGTCGTAGTAAGTCTCAAAGTCGAGGGTTATTATCCTCATCTTTCTTCTCCTTGTTATCCCCTTTCTTACCGAATATCCGGTCAAATGCATCGTCGAATTTTTCTTTGTCTACGTACCGTGGTGTGTCACCTTTGCCGTACGTTGTTCTACGCATCGACTGCTTGCCCTGTGGTCTTCTGTAGTTCATGATATTTTTCCTTTAGTTGTTCATGGTTAGCTTCTAGTAGAATATATTTATTCTCTAGGCTAACTAGGCTTTTGTATAAACCCTTAAGCGATTCATGCAATTCCATAAGCATGTATTCAGAAATTCCATGGTTAGTTCCCATAATTGTACACAGGTAATCAAGCAAATCCTGTGTGTCTTCAAATACAGTAGATCTTCTTTTAAATGTCATCTTCTTTTGCTCCTACGCAAACTTCATATTCAGCCTTACAGTCGACACATGTATAAAAAGTAACCAACTCAAATGCAGGGTAACCAACATCCTCTCCATCGAAGTCGCTCTGCCAAATTACATCTCCCCGACAAATAAAACATTCCATTACAACGTCTCCAAATACCGCTCAAGGTCGCCGAAGCCACCAATATAAATACCACCGTGAAATACCTGTGGCACAGATTTCCATTCAGGATCTCTCCATTCTGGGCGTTCACCTACATCAAGGTACACAACTTCATACCCATGCTTTTTTAACAGCCTCGTTGCCTCGTGGCAGTAAGGGCAGCTCTCTTTTCCATAAACAAAAAACATCACTCACTCTCCCTATTAGACGCACACTCATTACCAATCAGACGCACTTTTATACCCACCTACCTCGCACTATAGCCTCAGCTGGTGAGCTAACCCGCACCTCTCTTAGTACTGGCTTTCGTTTACGTTTGGTACACCCGCATGACTTACGACGCTTTATTTGGCTAGACACTACCAACAAGTCAGATCCACAATGTTTGCATTCCGCATGCCACATATGTTCTTTCTTACTTTGGTTATAGTGACTAAGTTCTTTAACAATTATGTTATCAGTTTCTTCACCTTTGCGTATCCTATGACGCGTTCCCGGTTTCATTGGCATCTAAACAATCCCCATACCTCGTTAATCTTTCAATCTCTGCATCTGCATAGAACTTAATCTTCTTGGCGTCACGCAGCATCTCGCTGTGGCTTACCTCACCGTAGCGATAACACGCTCTGAATATCTCGCCTATTTGTGCGTTCATATTCTTGTAGCTAATCAAGTCCTGTAGCTGTGTTACATGTTCCGGCACGATGTAGTACACAGCACTACTGCCGTCTGATTTGTGCTTCATATAGTCTCCTAGTGTAGCTTTATGTCGTTAAACATCATATTGAGTTCTGTGTTCTCAAGTACAAACATAAGCACGTTATACACGTCTTCTGGCGTCATGGGCTCGTCTGTGTAATTTTCATCTACTACATCCATGACTATCCTAAAGTACTCTAGAACAGCTTGGTCTACCGTTTTTCTTACCTGATCTTCATACGCTTCTAAAGGGTTGTACATGGTTACTAAGCTCCACTAAAATTTTTTCTACCGCAAGATTAGCTTTCTTCTTAGCATCCAATAAGTCCTTGCCGTACACGATCCACTTACGTCCGTAGTTCATGCCGTAAATGGTAACACCACCATCGAATTCGTCCACAATTTTTGGTATTAGAATTTCGGATTGTACGTCAGCATGCATACCGTTTCTCCTTTATGTACTACTTCATACTCCTTGCCAATCTTAGTGGCACCCCGCACTTTCATTTCCTGTAACACTACAGTAAGCGACCGACCCAGCGTAGAAAGGTAAACGATGTTAGACGCATCATCTACGCTGAGCCAGTCCGCATCGACTTCTAGGCTTACACCTAGCTCTTCGAAGCCACGCACTAGCTTACTCTCCAATCGAATAAGCCGTGTGCGTATATCCCTGTACTGACTATCGCTGCTAGTGTACTGCTTAGATTTCAACATTTGCTACTACTCCAAATGGTACGTTTATTTTCTGGTGGAGCCCTGTGTTAGCCCATATTACCGGCACGTTTGGATCAGGGCATTCTTCGGTATCGCCTCCCATATCTGTGAAGTAGATGACACCATGCACCGCATCAGACATACCAAGCACGTGGTCAAACACTGGCTTGAACCGAGTACCGCCACCGCCTGCTAGTTTAAGCTCTATGTGTTCTCCACGCTCAAAGCGTTTTACGCTACGCACGTCTGTGTCACAGAACACTACCTCTACAAACTCTGGGCTAAGGTCGTCGAATATGGCCTGCACTTCACTAGCAGTCTGGTTAAGCTCATCCTGTGTCATAGAGCCTGAGCTATCTATGCCTATAACAATACCACCAAGTGCCTCACTATGTAAGGATGGCATGTACATACCTTGGCCTATAAACCGTCGAGAGAACCTAGCGTACGTATAGTCAGCGGCCATAGATGAAGTCAACATCGCACGGGCTTCGTTACGCCAGTCTACTTTAGGTGTCCCTGCGTTCTTGAGTATGCTGTTGATTAGGGCTGAGCCGTGGCCACATTCCTTAGCCGCCTGTGCGGAAGCTATGATAGTTGCCTCAAGGTCTGCGAGCGTTGCGTCAGACGGCGCGTCAAACAGGTCACCCTCACCGTCGAAGCCACCAGCGCCTTGGCCACTGTCACTGTCACCGTCTTGCTGTTGCTCTTGCTTGAGTCTGTCGTACACGTGCTCAGATGCCATGTCCTCAGTAACCCAGTTAATGAACACGGCACCTTCGGGTAAGAAGTAACCACGCTTCTTGATGTACGAGTTAATGATCGCGTCGTTGGCTATGTTCCACAGCCTGTGGTCACGGTCACCTCTGCGCCAAGGGTGCAACAGGATAATGTGCAGTGCCTCGTGCAGGGTCAGACCGAACAGCTCACGCTCATTCTGCTTGTCAGCGAAGTCAGGGTTGTAAAAGATGGTGATGCCATCTGTACCCGCTGTGGGTATGGTGTCGCTTATGACACGTTTTATCTTGGTCATCACAGCCGCAATGAACGGCTCGCGCAAACCTAACTTGCTGAATGTTAAGTCAATACGTTCTTTAGTATCCATATCAGTTCTCCAGTTCTACTAATGCTTTGGCAAATTCCATAGCCTTCTCGAGCGTAGGGAATTGCATAGTATTTCCAGACCATTTTACGTGGTATATCTTGTCGCTGTCAGGAAAAATGACACCCAAAGCATAAAGTTCCCTGTCAGTATACACTCCATCGGTATTGGCAACTGTGTATCCAAAGTGATACGACGGCAGTGCTTTGCGATACTCATACCCACGACCGTTGTTTTTCTTAAGCCAGAACCTATGCATTGGTGAATGCCCCCGCATTAGCTGTAGCCCACTTGGTGAATGCCGCGCTGTTAGCGATGCGCTTGTCACGCTTGTACGCCAGCTTCATGACCAGTGTCTGTATGTCGCCCGCCATGTTGGACAGGAAGCCCCACGCACTGTCTAGGTTGTCAACATCGAGTCGTGTAGCCAGACCCATAGCGACGCAGTAGATCACGTTAAGTTCCTTGGGCATATCTACATCACGTCCTGCTAGGATGTCGTCGATACGTGGTATAGATTCCCATACACGCATGTGCGTCTCGAACATCAAACCGGCCTCTTCGCCTATGTCACCACGGATCAGCTCGATGCGGTCTTGCAGTGGTATGTCTAGCTCGAGCACGTCAGACACAGCGAACCAAGAGCGTGGGCTAGGGAACGGCTTGATCTCGTTACCACCCTCGAACTTGTGGAGCATGTCAGGACGGTCACGCAGGAACGCTAGGATCGCAGGGTGTATGTCCTTGGTGATCGCGTAGTTGGTGAAGTCGTCGAGCGAAGTGCTCACCTGTATGTCACACATGCGGTTCTGCAATGGTGCCGCTAGGTTGTACGTCACGCCACGGTCTGACTTGTTGTTGCCTGCCGCGATGATCATCCACGTATCTGGGATACCAAAGTCCTCTGGGGTCAGGGTCAACTGGTAAGCCGTAGACTGTACTGCCGGTGCCGCACTGGTGATCTCGTCTAGGAACAAGATACCGCTACCTTCTTGGGGCAGGAAGTCAGGTCGAGCCCACACTGTGCGACCATCTACGACATAGGGTACGCCACGCAGGTCGGTCGGATCACACTGAGCCAAGCGAAGGTCAACAACACCGCGCCAGTCATCTATGTGCTTGCTCAGCAGCTCGCTCGTTTGGTAGACGACATCAGACTTGCCAATGCCCGACTTACCACGTAGGAACACAGTGCGACGACGAGTCGCTTCGTTCAGGTACCGCTTAACTAAGATAGGTGTAACGTGTTGAATTCTCATGATGTTTCTCCAAAGTATTTAAGTCGTTAATCCCGTGGGATTAGGGTCTAGCTGTCTCTGTTCATTACAGCCTGTGCGTATAATGACATGTCCATCGGGCTAATGCAAAAATCTTGCAGGTGTGGCTCGACAAACTTCTGCTTAGCGTCATCACCCCAACCATCCTTGCGCACCCACTCGGCCTTGCCGTTAAGTAAGTCCATAACTTGCGATGCGACATCCATGTCTACAATCGCGCCCTCGATGTTAAGTTTAACTTTCATATCAGTCCTCCAGTAGTGAATCAATCGCGCCAAGTAAGGCACTCGTGTCAATATGCGTCTGCTCACGCAGGTCTTGGCTGTTGCGTAACGCATCAGGATCATGAACGACCGTAGTCGCAAGTTGCGTAATGTTGTTGATATCATCGGGTAAAATGCTCGCAAAATCGTGTAACAGGTTAATCTCGTGAATGATATTGTCGACCAAACTGTTGCGGAAAATGGGTGGCTTCACCTCGATAACGTTCTTACGTGCGTTTACTACCTCGCGCTCTGGCTTGAGCATTGTCGTGTTGAGTTTAGCTACCACATCACGTAGGCGCTCGAGCGGTTCGCGCAACATATCTTCCGTCGCCTGTTTTGTGTTGGCCTCGACGACTGATGATAGTTTGGCTCGCTCGTCATCTTTCATGCTCTGCGCCACACGGAAATCAGACATGTCAGTCACAGGCTTGTAGTTCGTTATTAGCTTGAACCGTCGCTTGAGATCGGACACGTCAGGGTAAACGCTGTGGTCAAACATTTTGCCTTGGTGTTGCTTGGCGTGGTGCATGACGTTTGCCCAATTGTTTAGGAACGCTGTCGCACACAAGTCATACTCGAGAGCAAACTTATCCATACGATCCGCAACTTCCATAAAGCGTACGGTCGGTAGCAGGTACTCGCCCCGTGCCCAAGAATAGGTAACACTTTCAAGGTACGCCCGTGCCGCGCTTTCTACTGCACGCAGTGGTTTAACCAAGCTAGCAGGGTACAGGTTCTTGCGGTAGTTACCGGCGTCGCGTGCATTGTTTGCTTGCTCAGCGGCAATGGTTCCGCGCTCGTCAGTCTTGGTCATCTGTGGCTTGCCCACATACAGTGACACAATCAAAGCATTGTCTTTAATACTCATAGTAAATCTCCAGTTAGTAAGTTATCGCGTGGCTTCCTCAACCACGTGACTATTATCTCATTCAGTTAATGTTACGTCAAATAAAGGGTGGTTCACCCCAAAAACAGTTTTATCAGTTGGTACGCCAAGTAAAAGCACACAGCCGCAACTATGTATGACGTCCACACTTCAGCTTTGTCTTGGTCTTTCATAAACTACCCCTTCACTCGGTTGTTCGATACCAAGGGCTTTTGCCCTGAGTCCAAGTACCACGTCATCGTGTGCCCGCAATCTGCGCATCTCTTGGATGATATAGAGCTCAACAGGATCAAGACGGTCGACCCGCATTGATGGCACGCCTTGGTTGTCTCTTTCTTTCCGCTCGGTTTCGTATCGCTCATTGGCTCGCATTCGCTCCCATCGGTTATCCCAGTACGCATAGCCGCACAATTTAGCCCCATATACATAACGTTTTAGAGTCCTCGTGTCTACGCCCATCGCTTCAGCTATTGTAGTCATGGGCACACGGTTTTGCACTAACTCAAACACGTCGCCCATGTCTTTAATACTAAGCCGCACACTCACAGCGCGCTCCAGCATCCAGTCCATTCGGTGTATTTGTCCTGCCTATCCAAGCGCAGGGGTATTTCTGCCGTGCCCTCATCTGATATGACGGTTCGCGTTACATAGATCACGCCACGGTTTGTCGCCATATACGATGGCTTGCTGTTCTTGCGCAGGCACATCTTCTCTAGGCCATGCACTCTCGCTATCGTTAAATTCATATTGCCTCCTTCGAATAGGTCGTATCCAGTGGTGCCATTTTCTCTTGTATGGCGTACAGGTCAAACTCGGTGATTTCATCAATGTCGTCGAGCATGCAGGCAACATCAAGCTCAATTTCACCTAGCAGTCTGCGACTCTCCAAGGCATGCGCACGCAGTGCCGGTATCTCATCTTTAAGCGCGCCAATGTCGGTACACTCTACCAAATCAAAAAAGTCTAACAAATCCATGTCGTTCTCCTATATATCAAGCTCAATGTGTCTGTGTATGGTTAGCGTACGATCCACCACGCAGGTTAGCTCGTCGGCAATCTCGTCCTCGCTCATTTCCTCGTCTATCTCTACGTCGTCGTAATCTTCACCAATGCGAATGAGTTTGTAAGCATACGGAATCTCGAGTGCCTTAACTAGCTCAAACATGTCGAGTATGCCCTTAACGTCCGGGTAACCCGCATACCATTTCACGTTGTTGTAGTTGCACCAGAATATGCTCACCCTCGGGTTGTTGGTGCTCGTCTGTATGCCCCACTCCTCATCCAATAGATGCGCAAGCGTCAGGTCTTCCATCTTGTACGCAGTCCATAACTTCTCGGCATCCTTCGCAGGTACAGCCATTACAATCGCTACATCACTTCGATAACCCATATCAGTCTCCTAGTTAATCCCATGGGATTAGCGCTCTTACGAGCGCTTCTTTTTCAGTTCAACAATAACCTGCACGTCGTTACGTGAGTAACAAAGCATACAGTCCTTACACTTGCTGTGGCAATTAACGTCCGTCGTCGGCTTGCGATGCTCGGCACCGATCACGTTGAAAACCTTGTCAAAACCACGTGGGGTGGTCTTTATGATTTTATCCGTGCGCGGGTTGCTATATATGAGGGACAAGTTTGCCGGTTTGTTTTGCAGCTCCTTACCGAACACTGCATATACCAAGTTCTTGCGCTTCGTCCACAACACAAAGAATGTGCGCGGGTTCGACTCGGCAATGAGTGCTAGGTTTTCCAAGTGAGTCTCGTTGATCAATTCACCATGCGCGCTATACCGAAACACTGCGTCGTTAATAAAGGGTATCTGCGCAGGGGTGAGTGGCGCTTGTGATAATGTCACGCTGTTTT